CTACATCATTAAACAACTGGGGAACTAATGCAGAATTGGTCACAGACAACGGCGATGACGGTATTGTGACCTATGATGAATATTTGGCTACATACTATCCAAATGGATTTACCACTGACCTAAGTGGTTCTAATGCAGTGGTTCCAGCAAGTCATATGATGCTGAAAACTATCGCACTCAGCGATAATGTCAGTTTCCCATGGTTTGCACCAGCAGGCACACGTCGTGGTGGTATTACTAATGCCACAGCAGTGGGCTATATTGATGCAGCCACAGGCGAGTTCCAAACTGTAGCACTCAACGAAGGTCAACGTGATACACTATATGAACTAAAGGTTAATCCAATTCCATTCTTCAACGGAGTGGGACTTGTAGCCTACGGTCAAAAGACTCGTGCAAGAAATGCATCAGCACTAGATCGTATCAACGTAGCACGTTTGGTAGTATATCTACGTAGCCAGTTGAACAAATTGGCTCGTCCATATTTGTTTGAACCCAACGACAAGATTACCAGAGATGAAATCAAACAAGCGGCAGAAAGCCTATTGTTGGAATTGGTAGGCTTGAGAGCAATCTACGACTTTGCGGTTGTGTGTGATGAAAGCAACAACACTCCGTCTCGTATCGATCGCAACGAACTTTATGTTGATATCGCTATAGAGCCAGTGAAAGCCATTGAGTTCATTTACATTCCATTGCGTATCAAGAACACAGGAGAAATTTAAAAATGGCAATTACATCGCTTAACAACATTGGTATTCCAACTACCAACGCAGCTGGCAGCACTCAAGTGCTGTTGATGCCAAAATTAAAATATCGCTTTAGAGTTACACTGTTGGGATTTGGAGTTACCGCAGCCACTGAACTTACTAAACAGGTGCAGGACGTTACAAGACCAAAAGTATCATTTGAAGAAATGGCTCTGGACGTATACAACAGCAAGGTCAAACTTGCTGGTCGACACAGTCTAGAACCAGTGACTCTAACACTGCGTGATGATGCTAGTGGTCAAGTTCAGAAAATGGTAGGGCAACAAATCCAGAAGCAGTTCGATTTCATGGAACAGGCGTCAGCACGTTCAGGCATTGACTACAAATTTACCACACGTATAGAAGTTCTTGACGGCGGTAACGGATTGCTAGTACCAAGCACTTTAGAAACATTTGAACTATATGGATGCTTCATTCAAAATGCAGACTATGGTGATGCAAACTACAGCACCAATGAGCATATGACTGTTGCTCTGTCTATTGTCTATGACAACCTATCACAGTTCGCAGCAGGTGCAGCAGCAGTGAGCCCAATAGGCGGCATTGGCGCAGCAGTTGGCAGAACTATTGGCGCAGCAACTACAGGCGCTTCTACAGCACAAGGTTAATCATAATCTTCAAAATAGCCCGACTAAAAATCGGGCTTTTTTTGTGGCATAAATATTTGTATGGCAAATAAATTCACAAGATACCTATCAGAGTTCGGTTCTGGCTTGATTGAGGGTGTGACCAAACCTAAAGGTCAGATGAGTGATTATCGTCACGCCACTAGATTGTTCGTTGACAACGGGCTACGGCTCAGTCCAAAGACCAAATTTCTGTTTTACGTGTATTTTGAAATGGATAATTCAGTGCGAGGCATGTCACCATTCAGTGCCAAACACAAGAACGAAGCAGGCCTATTAGTCAAGAGTGCTGATCTTCCTAAATTTAATTTTGATTCGGTAGTAATGAATCAATACAATCGTAAAAAACTCGTATACAAGCAGATAAACTATGATCCAGTAAACATCAACATGCACGATGACAGCAATAATGTTATCAGTGCCATGTGGGCCTTGTATTATGGCTACTACATCGGCGATAGGCATAATCCCAACGCTGCCTACGAATCCAATCATTATAGACCCACTGGTACTAACAAAGACAATTTTCGATATGGCCTAGACAATGACAAGAGCGTGGATTTTTTTAAATCTGTAACTATCTATACCATGAGTCGTAGAAGATTTGTTGGTTACACATTAGTAAATCCTCGAATTAAATCATGGAGCCATGGCGGCATGGATTATTCAGCTGGTGAATTCAACGAAAGTCAAATGACTCTAGAATACGAAGCTGTGCGATACAGCACAGGCAATGTATCTGTGGGAACACCTAAAGGATTTGCAACCTTGCACTATGACACTGTTCCAAGTCCACTGAGTGTGGCAGGAGGTGGTGTTTCTACACTCACAGGAGAGGGTGGTGTACTAGATGGCCTTGATCAGATTTTTGGCAGTATTGGTAACGGAGCAGCGTTTGATACACCCGGAGGTTTTATAGGCACCTTGGCCAAGACTTTTAACACCTACAAAAATTTCAAAAGTCTCAGCAAAGAGCAATTAGCCAGCGAAGCCATTAACATATTAAGTAACCCAGGAAATATTTCAACAGCAATTGATAAAGTCAGCGGAGTTGTCGGAACAGTGTTTCCTAAAAGTGCTACTACAGAATCCACAACCAACGCTAGACAACGCAATATCACAGGTAATTAATCATGGCTACTAATTTACCAGCACAACCTATTGAAGACAGCGCAGCAGCGACCAAACTATATTTTGAAAACTATGGCGAATCTGCTCTAGAGTTTCCCTCCAACGATGTCGCCGCTGCTGTGAGCTTTTTCCAACAGGCTGGATTTGATCTCGATGCTGCCTCAACTTCTGCAGCAGTGGTACTAAGACCGGCCAAGCTCGACAACACACCTATTTTTCAAATCTTAGATACACTAAAGAATTTTCCAGGAGTTTCACTGAGCCAGATAGTTGCAGAAATACTCAACAACAATCGCGTGCCTACATCTATATTGGGATATAGAACTCAAAACGTCAATACCAATAAGACTAGAAATATCGCTGCCTAATGTCTAAATTCGCACAGGGACGATTTGAAATGAAAAACCCTGCCAAGTATGTTGGCAAGAAAACACCATTGGCTCGTAGTTCATGGGAATTTGTGTTCATGCGCATGTTGGATGAGCATCAAGGTGTAGAAAATTGGGCCAGCGAAAGCATACAGATACCGTATAGAGATCCCTTGACTGGCAAATACACAATATATGTGCCTGATTTCTTTGTGGTCTACAAAGACAAAACTGGCAAGAAGCATGCAGAAGTCGTTGAGGTGAAACCGCAGAGTCAAACCCTAAGAGAATCGGTAGGAAAAAGCAGATACAATCAAGAACAGTATATCAAAAATATGGCCAAATGGGAGGCTGCTACAGCTTGGTGCAAGCAGCAGGGACTAAGATTTAGGGTAGTCAACGAAGGTGATATTTTCCATCAAGGATCAAAAAGAAAATGATGCATTATTCACAGGTTGGTCAAGATATCTTTGCGCTTCAAATATGTAATCACAAATCATATGTAGAGATTGGTGCAGCAGATCCTATAAAAATGAATAATACTTTTTTGTTAGAAAAACAGGGTTGGACTGGTATTAGTTTAGAACTTAATACAGATTTTAAAGAAGATTGGAACAATATCAGAAGTAATTCTTGCTATTATACAGACGCAGTTAATTATAAGTATAATTTAAAAGATCGAATGGGATATTTGAGTTGTGACATTAATCCTCCAGAATTAACATTGCAGGTGCTCAAAAATGTAATCGATCAGGGTATTGTTTTTGACTGTATTACTTTTGAACATGACGATTATTGGCGAGAAGAAAAAGGATTTTTGGAAACATGTAATTCTGCAAAAGAATATTTAGATAGTAAAGGCTACAGAGTTGCAGTAAATAACGTATTTGCTACTAGAAGAAGAAAATCTTGGACAGGTGAATGTCATTTTGAAACCTGGTATGTGAATAAAGATATAGAATTTAAAACTGTAGAATATAGAGACTGGGTTAAAACACAGATAAGTATGATATGACGAAAAAATTAGAAGAACTATTTGATTTAGAATCTCAAGCTGAACCGGCAGCACCACCACCGCCTGTGCATGAAGAAATCAACAGTCTCGATGATCAGTATCAAGCAGTGCAAAAGATCGTGCAAACACTGCCACATATACAAGAACTAGAAAATCTTGATGAGCAAGAACTAGATAATCTTGCCAAAAAAGCAGAACAGGCCTATGACGATCTCATGGATCTAGGCATGAATGTAGAAGTGAGATATTCGGGTAGGATATTTGAAGTAGCTAGCTCAATGATGGGCAACGCTATCACTGCCAAAAGCAACAAGATAGAAAAGAAACTCAAAGCTGTGGATCTGCAGCTGAAAAAACTAAAAATAGACAACGATGCTGGGGTAGATCCCAACAACGTAATAAATGGGCAGGGTTATGTGATCACAGACCGTAACGAACTGCTGAAAAAATTAAGCGGAAAAGCATAAATACTCATATGAAAACTTTTAAAGAATATCTCGTCGAAAACAAAAAAATTTACAGCTTTAAGATCAAAGTTGCGGGCGATGTTCCTGAAAAATTCCAAGAAGCACTAAAGTCACGCCTGGACAGTTGCAAGGTTATGACCTTTGAAAAGCTGTCAACAACACCTATACAAAAATTGCCCTTAGATTTTCCAGGCAAAGAAAACATGCAGGTTACTATATATGAAGTG